AGAACCCGAACTACCAGTTTCACCACTTGTACCAGATGAACCTGAAGTGCCAGTTGATCCACTAGTTCCTGAAGAACCCGAACTACCAGTTTCGCCGCTAGTTCCAGATGAACCATTTGTTCCATTTTCGCCACTTGTACCACTTGAACCACTTGATCCAGTTTCACCACTTGTACCTGATGAACCTCTTGTACCACTAGTTCCACTTGTACCTGATGAACCTCTTGTACCACTAGTTCCTGAAGAACCGGATGTACCTGAACTACCATCTACTCCACTTGTTCCTGAAGAGCCGTTTGTTCCTGAAACTCCAGAGGTGCCACTTGAACCTGAAGTACCGCTTGAGCCTGTTGTACCGCTAGTACCTGTTGTACCTGATGTACCGTTTGATGTACCTGAAGTACCTGTTGTACCTGAAGTACCGTATGAAAAGCCTGATGAACCTGCTGTACCTGATGTACCGAATGATATACCTGAGGTACCTGCGGAGCCGGATGAGCCGGTTGTTCCTGCTGTACCATCATTACCTGAAGTACCGCTTGAGCCAGTTACTCCACTTGTTCCTGATGAACCTCTTGTACCTGATGTACCTGAGGTGCCTGATGAGCCTGAAGTGCCGGATGAGCCTGAAGTACCAGATGAGCCGTTTGTTCCAGTTATACCACTTGTTCCAGATGAACCCCGTGTTCCACTTGAACCGGATGTACCAGATGAGCCTCTTGTACCGCTAGTTCCTGATGTACCAGATGAGCCTCTTGTACCGCTAGTTCCTGATGAACCGGATGTGCCACTTGAACCAGATGAACCACTAGTACCGGATGATCCTCTAGTACCGGATGAACCGCTTGTACCGGATGACCCTCTAGTACCGGATGTACCACTTGTACCGCTTGAACCTGAAGTGCCAGCGCTACCACTAGTACCGGATGAACCTCTTGTACCACTAGTTCCTGATGAACCGGATGTGCCACTTGTTCCTGAAGTGCCAGATGTACCAACACTTCCGCTTGTTCCAGAAGAACCACTAGTTCCTGAAGAACCGGATGTGCCTGCACTTCCACTTGTACCTGAGCTGCCATTTGTACCTGATTCTCCAGAAGTACCAGATGATCCATTTGTCCCGGATATACCTGATGTGCCTGATGAGCCGTTGCTTCCAGATACACCTGATGTGCCTGAACTACCACTTGTTCCTGAAGATCCGCTAGAACCTGATGTACCACTTGACCCTGAAGAGCCTGATGTACCTGATGAGCCACTAGAACCAGATGATCCTCTAGTGCCAGATGAACCGGAAGAACCAGCTGAACCACTAGTACCAGAAGTACCAGCTGAGCCGGAAGTACCAGCGGTTCCAGATGAACCACTTGTGCCAGCAGACCCACTTGTTCCACTTGAACCTGATGTTCCTGAGGTGCCACCAGTGCCTGATGAACCTGAGGTGCCGCTTGAACCAGAAGAACCATTAGCACCAGAGGTGCCACTAGAGCCAGCAGTACCACTAGTACCAGAAGTATTAGTGGTAGTGGTTCTATAATATAATTGCTTAGACGTCGTATCGAATACAACGTAATTTGTTAATGCGTTTTCAGTTAGGGTTGCTTTTACACTTCCTGTAATGTCTACAGAACCTGTCATTTTAAATGACCCACTAACACTTAATAAGTTGCCAATTATAGCTGTGCTTCCAGATAGATAACTTGCACTAACTGCTGTTATTGCATTATTAGCCCAGCTTGAAGTACCATATAAAGAGCCAGTTAAATTATTAAGAACAGCACGACCATCAACTGTAAAAAATCCAAGTACAGAGGTAGATCCAGTAATATTAATATTACTACCAGACATGTTAGTAAGAAGGTAGACAAAATTACCATCACCTTCAGGCCATGTTAACTCTGAGCCTTTTATGGCTATAGTGTTTCCCGCGTTGGCCGCAGAACTTATACGCAGTATTAATCCCATGAAAATATATATTTACTACATATAAATATACATCTCTATGGGCAGCTTTATTTATAGTGAACTTCTTTGTTTGTCATTTTGCCACTGACCATTATACTTTTCAGCAGTATTACATTCATGAAAATAGATTTGTGCTACTCTAGCATCTTTTTCAATGAATATTGTTTCATAAACATAAAGTAATGTACCCATATTTTGGGTTTCAAAACCAGGATCAAATACAGGACTATTAATAATTGCTCCATTACGGTAAAGAGATGAGCGTTGTTTAATAAATGCTACTCTATTATCTGGGATTTTACATCCTTCATGGAATGTAATATCATATACACCTTCATAAAGTAGCCATCCATTTACTCCATCTAGATTAATAGATTCGAGGGGGGTATAGGTAGTTAGTTCGGTTTTATCTTTAAGTACCTTACCAATTTTACTGTTATTAGATAAATTATAGGCACCACCTATTTTATTACTTATTTTCTGTACTGCTTTAAGACTAAGATCATAACCAACTTGTGCTGGTTTACCTTGTGTTGTTTCTAGAAGGAGTAAACCTTCATCTACTATTTGTTTTACGTTTAACATATTATAAATGTATTAAAGTTCTTCTACAATTCCAAGTATTTCGGCTCCAATTAACAAACCACCAGCAGCATTAAAATACCATTGATCAGCATACATTAATGCTAATCCAGCTAGTATTCTAACTACTGATTTAATTATACTAATTCTAAAATGCCAATTTGTTTTACTTTCCTTTTGTTGCATAATCTGCTGTTGTTTGTGAGTCTTTTTGTTCCCATGGATATACTATCCACTTATCTCTGGGGGCTAAACTATAATAGAAATCGGGTTTAACGATTGCTGCTTGTTTATAATGGATGGTTGCTGTAGTGAAGAATTGATGGTGTTCCTTGAGTGTTTCTCCTGAATCACATATATCATCTACAACTAGGATATTTTCATAATCACCGAAGTCATTATGAGAATCAACATAAGGTAATCCCAGCTTATGAGAGAGTAGCACAGCGGGGATTAATCCTCCCCTAGGTAAACCAGTGATAGCCTCTATAGATTCATCACTTTGTTTAATTTGATGTGCTAGACTCTCAACAGCAGCCTCAATATCTTTCCAATCTAAATATATCTTATCCATTATTTAAATTTAGCTCCGTTTACTTCAATTGCATGAAGGAATTCTTCACGAATCAAATTATCCTTTTCCATAAACACACCACTGAATTTATTTGTAGTCATTACAGATGGATGTTTAATTCCACGATGTGAGCAACAAGTGTGTTTACAAGCAATACTAACTGCTACTGATGGGCAATCCATTTTAGTTGCAAGATAATCGTGAATTTGTTGAGTAAGTGATTCTTGCATTTGTGGTCTACGAGAGAACCATTCTACAATACGATTCAATTTACTTAATCCAATTACATTTTCACCTGGTACATATGCTACAGTTGCATATCCTGTAAATGCAAGATTATGATGTGCACACATACTAACGATAGGAATACCTGATTGGATTACTAGTCCATCATATCCATCATCGTTAGGAAATACTGTAATGTTAGGTTCATCTGTGATTGATCCTACAATAAGATCTTTCAGCCATGCTTTAGCTACACGACGAGGTGTATCTTCAGTTTGTCTATCTGCTTTATAATCAAATCCTACTGCGTTAAGGAATTCGCCGTATGCTACAGCTGCTTTTTCAATCATTTGCTCTACTTCTTCTGGTGTGCGAGCTAAACTACCATTTGATTTAGTTAGTAACTTCATTGTTTATTAATTGTGGATTTGTTTCTAAAATATTTGCTATTGAATGTACGATCTCTTCTGGTCCAAATGAAGTTTTCCAGTCACAGTCTTCTGTTACCTGGTCTACCCATTGCATGTAGAGTTTATATAGTTCGTCTCTGTTGATTTGCATGTTATACGTTTAATGTTTTTGATTTTACTCCAGAACGAATAGTTGCATCAATGGAATATTTTTTAAGTATTTCAGCTACCAATCTACAATCTTCACTTTTAGTAAATTCATTCATGTTATCGACTGTGGTTTCAAGTTCTATCCAGAATTTTACCTCTATACTATTTTCCATCTTTATCTATTTTATTAGCCCATTTAATAGCTAGCCATAGCATACCTAAAGGTATACCTGCAGCTACTATTATACCTAATATTAGATTAATTATATTATACATTAAGTGTTTTATTCCACGCAGCAATATGAAGACGAGTCAATCCACGGAAACGATATTTCTTAGCCATTTCTAAACAGAATTGAGTACGCTCTTCAAAATCTCTAACATCATCCAACCCAGGCATACAAACTACATTCTTAAGAGGTATATTAAGCGGTTTAACGAAATCTTCAAATATTTCCTTAATATCGTCTTCAGTACTAATAACGAATTTGAACTGGTAGTTTTTATGTTCCATAATGCGTTTAAGAGCGGCTTCGCTAAAGCGCTGAGATTTACTCATGCCTGAATTGGCTAGTTTAGGTGAGCAGTTGATTTGATCAAGCATCACAAATAGCTTATCATCAATATAGACTGTACCATTAGTTTCAATTTCATAGTATGGCTTGACGGTATTGTCAAGGTGCCTTGCAAGCCAATAATTAGTAAAATTAGTGATTGCTTGTTGATGACCTTTGATTGTTGGTTCACCACCAGTCCAGATAATATGAACATCACCATTCAAAATATCATCATATACACCTTCTTCTTTCCAACGATTAATCAAATAATCAAATTCTTTATCTTCACCTCTCCACAACCACTGGCTTGTAGAATCACAAGTCCAAGTTGCTTTACCTGTTGCATGTAAGTCACCTGTGAAGATTTCTCCGTCTTCTAGTTCTTGGTCTTTAGCGAGTTGATTTGTAAATGCTCTACTCATACCGCAAGTTAGGTTACAAATACCTAAACGAACAAAGTAGGAGGGCACTCCCGAGGAGATACCCTCACCTTGGACAGAGTAGAAGTCACTAGATATTAATAATTTGTTTGGATCGATTTTGCTCATTTCAATAATGTTTTTATATAAGTAAAGATAAGACCAATATTTGGCCACTCAGTTATTGCTAGAAGACTAAGGTGTTTTTCACCACATAGTCCTAATGTATGTTCTATAACGTGTATCATAATCAAAAATTAAAAAAGGTCCCAACCGAAGTTGGGACCTTAGGGGTGAAATTAGGCAGTAGCCAATTCACTAGTTTTGGTACGGCGACGGGCCAAATTGTACATCGCATTAGCAAGGGTGTCATTTACACGACGATCACCACTTTTAACGTAGTTTACAAAACGTGTAGTGTAACCTGTTTCTTCTGCGAGACGAGTGGTGTCTCCTTGGCGTTGACGAGCTTTGTAGAAGGCCAACTTTGCTGTTCTGTTCATGTAATTTGCACGAACGTTTGTTTGATAACTCATATAACTGATTATTGATTACGAATTGTGTTCTGCTAATACTTTTTCTACATGGGCTTTAGCTACTTCCCAACTAACAGGTCCGGTTTCATCAGCATAATCTACAGGATCAGGACGACCTAATCTAATAAATGCTTCAATACGCTCTACTGATGCTGCTGATTTGTAATCTGAAAACCAATATCCTTCTTTTGATTCATATAAAACTATATCTCCATCTAATGTTTGAGCTTTAGGAATCCAAATTGGTTTATAAGATGTATTTGTGCGCTTATAGACTTCATCAAAGTTAAGACCAAGTTTTTGACAAGCCAACTCTCCATCTTTTAAGATATCAAATTTATTTACTTCAAGATAAGGAGTATAAATTGATACTAAATGTGAATCCCAGTTACCAATAACAAAAGCATCAAAATCAGCATCTCTAAATTCTTGTCTACAATCAGGATAAATAGCATGATCACCAGCATGGATTCCCATTGCAATTTCTACTGGTTGTCCTGTAGTACAATCATCTCCAATATTCTTAGTTGCAATTGAAAGTGCTACTGCTTGAATCAATGAACTAAAGATCTTGTTGCGATTAGGAACAACTGTATCTTTCATGTTGTCTTGTTCATAATGTCCTTCAGGAACATCATCACCACCTTCAACAAGTGATGAATTAAGTAGTTTAGATAATCCATCTAATTTGATTACTTGGTGAGTTACATTACCATAAATTGCTTTTCCACCACAACCACAGTTTTTTTCATTTACATAAGCAACTAATGATGCTGCTCGTTCTAATTCTACTTTATGTTTTTGACCATAATCAAAACCTAAAGCTGTTACATCGTAACCGTTTGCAAGGAGGTGGAGGAGTAGTGTTGATGAATCCATTCCACCTGACAGTGATAATACTGCTTGTTTTCTCATTTTGTTTAATAATTAAAATTAAGAGCGTATTATTTTGTTACTCGATTAGCTCTAGAACCGAAATATTCTTTCAAAAATGTCTCAGGATATAACATTACATCTCCTGTATATTTATTATTAGATACAAACCTAGTTTCGTGTTTAATTTTTTTAGAAGAAGCTACAGTTGCTACTTCTTTTCCCAATTTGCTTCCTGCAGGGTAACCTAAATAATCAAAAAGCGATAACATTTTATCTGACATAACTTTTAAACTTTTGTACATTAAATTTAATATCTTCTATTTTGTCAGCCAAATCTTTTTCAAAATAATATTCAAGCTTTTCTTTTGGCTTCCAAGCTAAACCACTATCACTATATTTTTCTCCTTCAGCACCTACTAGAATTGGATTAGATGTATCTACTGATTTGATAAATTTCCAATCTCCATAAGCCATAAACTCCTGAGGTAATGAGCATCCAAGAAGATGATGATGGTAGCTTTCACGAATTAATTTATGTTGAACTAATCGTCTAATAAATTCCATTCTACCATACATTTGAGATTTTAATTTATCCATTCCAGTATATTCTTTCTCATATGCAATACTAGAGTGATTAAAAGCAATATGTTTATATCCTAAATCAACTAATGTTTGATATGTAGTCATTAATTCACCCATATCTTTACCTTGACATACTGCCATTAAATTAACACCTTCGGGTAAATTATTTTTATAGTTAATCATCCAATGTTTAGCATTTCGAATAGTTACTATTGAATCATTCCAAGCATCAGGAACAATAAAGATATCTGGTTGGAGAAAGTTAATTTTTTCTAGTAGATCTTCTGTTGTATGGTTTACACCTTCAAACAACCCATTATCCATAATAATAAATCGTTTGTCTTTTTTTGCTTTAGTAAAGAACAACTTATATTGTTGTGATTTATCTAATAAGTGAGGAAGACAATAATCATAATCATTCCACTCATAAGCATGATGCATTAAGCTGAGAGGCAGCTCATGTGATACTTTCATTGGAAACTCTTTAATTTATTCTTTAATTTTTCTAACTGGATTGTAATCCACCATTTTCCCATATTACTTGATGGTTGGTAGTTTTCCCAATACTCAAATTCACCTTCCCAATGCCCTTCAGTGTATGGGGGAGGAGCATGTAATTCAATTTGTTTGCGAGCCGATTTCTTAGCCGTTTTTTTCTTCATAAATAGCGGTATTTTTATTGTGTTCCATAAATTCTACTCTTGCTATTTTAACTCTACCGCTAGTTTCTTCTTGAACGAATACGTTCAATTTTTCAAATATATATTTAGCAAACTGTTCTGCCCCAACAGCTGGGATAATTCTGAGTTGGATAATGCCTAGTTGGTCCATTGTTTTGAATCCACCTAATCCTGGATCGTCTTCTGCTATGATTGTAGTGTGATCAAACATATAATCCATCCAGGCTTTAGGGTTCATACCGTCAATAGTGCCTTTAGCACGTTTCATACCTCCAAAATCCCAAACCCAATTACGTTCGTCTAGTTCACCTTCGAACCATACTCTGAATGATATTCCATAGCCATGGAGAAATCTACAGTGTGTACCTTCGGCTTTCCATTGACGGAACACACAACTAAAACCGTCAAATAACTTAGTTGATTGAAACATTATTTTTCTTTTTTTATTGTTGTTGTTGATTTAAATAGAATTGTTGATAGTAGATTTAATCCTATTGCTTGCCACAATGTAATTTCAGGTAATTTGAATATTACAGGCATTAACCAATTCCACAACAACATCAAAGGATAACCTAATATTACTATAACTATAGCTACCATTCCTAAAAACACAGCAATTGCTTCAAAACTATTCTTCATCATTTATTTGATTTTCTATTTCGCTTATATCTAATTTTACTTCAGCTAACGATTGTTCTATTTGAGATACTATTTCAAGTAACTCTCCTAACATTAATCCTTGTTGTTGTGGATTTGCAGTTTCAATACTTTTTTGTATTTCCAAAACGCGTTCGTGTATTTTATCTGTTTCCATTTTCTAAATTATCTTTTAAGTTAAGAAATTCTTTTGCCAATACCACATTTCCTTTTTCGTATTTTGGATTAAAAGGACAGTGCAAACATTTATTACCACAGCATTCTCCTCGTTGGATGTGATAGAGGGCAGTGAAAACTACCCTCGTATCATCCATATAATAATGAACATCTTTTATAAATTCAAAAGCCATATTATACTATCTCACAGCTTGCCCCAGAGCAAGCAACTTGATCACTAAGATTAGTTTCATCACTAAATTCTACTACTTTAGATAAATCAATAGAGTGAAGGTGTTGAGCCATTTCATCAAATTGTTCTTTAGTAATATCTTCAAACGGTGCTTGAGTATAAGTACCTCCAAAATAAGGTAATACTGATAAACCATTGAATGTTTCTTTATTTTCCCACATCCAGTTACCTACTACTTCCCATTCACCTTCTTGAACTGATACTGTAGCTGATACGTTGTTTGTATTTGCTCCTTTACGGTGGCCTTTTTTAACCCATTGAACGTTAAATTTCTTAGTACGTTCAAGCATATCAATTACGTTTTCATTTCTTAAAATAGAACCTTCTGGTGCTTTCTGAGGTACTGAAATTACAGCTTGGATAGTTGGTTTAAAGAAGTCATCTTCTACTAATTCAGGATGATTAACTGCAAGGTAAGAATAAATTGCTTCGTTTTTACCTACACGAATACGACGAATATAATAATCATTGTGCCAAGCATGAATGCCAGATGATGTTCCTAATACTAATGAAGATGTACCTGATGGTTTAACTGTAGTAACACGAGCTGCTTTATTAACGCCAATCTTTTCAGCTATTTCAGCATTTACTTCTTTAGCTAGATCAGCTGCTTCTTTTAAATTGTATTTTAATACAGCTCCAGAACCGATACCGGTCATTCCAACACCTAACAAAGCATCTCTTTCAGTTGTTTTCTGCCAGATCTCTCTTAAGTAATGGAAATCAGTGTATGCTGCTTGTAATGTGCCAATGAAAGCACCTACTTTTACTCTTTCGTTTAGATCTTCTTGTGATTCAACATTTGAAACGTTTACTTCACATAAGTTACAGAATTGATAAGGACGTAAAGCAATTTCACAACATGGGTTAGTACCCCAGTCTTTGTCGTTTGAAAAATAGATACCGGGTTCACCACTGCCGCTTAATTCAATTTTCTTCCACAATTTGCGGAATTCTTCTTCTGTGATCTTATGACGCAACACAACGGCAGAATTATTAGCGCGACCACGTTGTGGGTTTTCTTCCCACCAATTTCCAAACTTACAAGTCAACATATCTTCATCATCCAAATCAAACAATGAAATTAATGCTGCTCTTCTAATACCACCACTTAATACAGCATCAGCAATGTGACAAGCCATATCGTGTGCTTCGATTGAGGTGATTTTATCGCCATTCTTTTTGCGATCAAATACCTTCTGGAGATTAAATAGACATTCTTTCAATGGTTCAGGGCCAGGTGCTTTACCACCTACAGTAATTAACTGAGCGCCTTTAGGGCGGATGTCTCTAAAGTCAAATAGTGGGAGTGGAGCGCCTTGAAAATATGCTTTACAAAGCATTCTGACGGCATCAGCCCATCCTTCAATACTATCTCCAATTAGATATCTTTTATGTTTAGTTGGTACTTTAATTTCTGGTAGTTGCTCAATATGGTGTGTTTGCACACTATATCCTACTCCACAACCAGACAAAAGCAGAAACATTATTTCGC